TAGAAGAGAAGATACCATTTGATCTGGAGTTCTTTAACAAGATAACCAAGGGTGGACTACCACCTAAGACTCTGAACATTGCACTTGCTGGTACAGGTGTCGGTAAGTCGCTGTTCATGTGTCATGTTGCTGCTAACTGTATGAATCAAGGTAAGAATGTACTTTATATCACACTAGAGATGGCAGAGGAACGCATTGCAGAACGTATCGATGCGAATCTGATGAATGTTTCTATGGAGGACTTACATGACCTACCTAAACAGATGTTTGAACGTAAGATAGATAAGATCATCAAGAATACCACTGGACAACTCATTGTCAAAGAATATCCTACTGCATCAGCTCACTCTAATCATTTTCGTGGACTGATCAAGGAACTTGCAATCAAGAAGAGTTTCAAACCAGATATCATATTCATCGACTATCTGAATATATGTACGTCATCTAGAATTAAGGGAGTCACTAATGTCAACTCATATACTATGGTTAAGTCGATTGCAGAGGAACTTAGGGGGCTCGCTGTTGAGACAAACGTCCCGATTATGTCTGCAACACAGACCACTCGATCAGGATTTTCAAATAGTGACGTTGGCCTTGAAGATACGAGTGAGAGTTTTGGTCTGCCTGCTACGGCTGACCTCATGTTTGCGCTCATTAGTAACGAAGAGCTTGATGCTCTAAATCAGATCGCAGTTAAACAGTTGAAGAATCGGTATAATGATCCTACTGTAAATAAAAGATTTGTGATTGGTATTGATCGTGCAAAGATGCGGCTCTTTGATGTTAAGTTAAGTGAACAGGACACACTACAGGATGCAAATCAATCCGGCGATGTACCAGAGGCGTTTAGTGAACCAGTATTTGATAATACAAATTTTGGTGGGTTCAAGGTATGATTGATTATAGATTTATGTGGAGTGAGGTCAGTTGGAAGATGTTTGATGCTGGTTCTATTCTGTTTGATGACAAAAGTAACGATCTTCGATCTGTACCAAAGTCTGTTCGTATGAACCTATTGATCACACTATCTACGATGTGGTCAACAGTGTTCACCGTGTGGACATTTGAAACAGTGAGCTCAATGTCATATGGGTGGGGTGGATTGGTTATCGGTCACATTCTATTCATTTTTGCCACTTACTACACGTTTCATGAATTTAAAGCTGCAAAAGAAAAGAATAAGAAATTTGGTACTAGAGTTAATTCTTATGATGAGTGTTATGATTATTTGCAAAAAGTTGATAAGTCATGATTGTAATTCTTATAACAATGCAAATACTAGGTTCAACGGTAACGATAGATGTACAGAATACATATGGTGCAATGTCTATGGGTACATGCAAAGAACTATTACCAATTATAATGTGGAACTATAGAGCCACAGAAGGATTTTGTTGGAAGGGTGACATTTCCAGTATGCCCCCACGGAAAATATGAAGGAGTAAATATGACTGATTTTCTAAATAAAATAATGAAAGAGATTGATAATGAATACGCATCACTTGCGAGTGATGGTGTGGAGGCAGGAGATGTGGATAGTTTCATTGACACTGGTTCATACATCTTCAATGCACTATTGAGTGGTTCTGTTTATGGTGGGATGCCATCAAACAAAATTACTGCTATTGCAGGCGAGAGCGCAACTGGTAAAACATACTTCCTGATGGGTATAGTCAAGAATTTTCTGGACACTAATCCAGATGCAGGCGTGATATATTTTGAATCAGAAAGTGCTATTACTAAGAGTATGGTTGAGGATCGTGGTATTGATTCTGGAAGACTATATGTAGTGCCTGTCACCACAGTTCAAGAGTTTCGTCATCAAACACTACAGATACTAGACACCTATCTTGCACAGGATGAATCAGAACGTAAACCTCTGTTTCTGTGTCTTGACTCACTTGGTATGTTGTCCACTACGAAAGAAATAGAGGACACAACTGATGGTAAAGAGACACGTGACATGACACGAGCCCAAGTACTCAAGGCTGCATTTAGGGTGTTAACTCTTAAACTTGGTAGGGCAAAGGTTCCTATGGTTGTCACTAATCACACATACGAGAGTATGGGTCTATTCTCCACTAAGGAGATGGGTGGTGGTTCTGGACTCAAGTATGCTGCATCATCTATTATCTATCTGAGTAAGAAGAAAGAGAAGGATGGTACTGAGGTTATTGGTAATATCATTCACTGTAAGAACCATAAGTCACGATTGACTATAGAGAATAAGATGGTTGATGTACGACTCACATATGACAAGGGATTAGATCGTTACTATGGTCTACTAGAACTTGCTGAGAAGTATGGTGTATTCAAGAAGGTATCAACACGTTATGAACTACCTGATGGAAGTAAACATTTTGGTAAAGCGATACTGAGTGATCCTAATACTTATTTCACTGAAGATATCATGAAGAAGTTGGATGAAGCAGCTGCCAAAGAATTTAAGTATGGTCAATCAGAAGAAGTAGAGGAGTCCGAAGATGTTGGAAGTGATTGAGAACGCATGTACTCCATTCTATCTTGATACACTCAAGCATCATGCAATGCAGGCTGATACATGGCATATGAGATATCCTAATAATAGTACTGATAAACATCTAAAGATGGATATCATAGAGAATGAGGTTAAGCAACCTCTTCTCGCTGGTCTTGCGATGGGATTGCTGATACACCTGTATGGTATTCGGCAAGACTTGTTTGTTCCTGATGTGTCATACTGTGGTATCGGACTCAAGGATCGCCATAGGTTAGACAATCCACATACAGATCATGTCAATGAGACTGATTATATAAAGATATTTGGTGTACTCAACAGCGATTGGGGTTCTCAGGATGGTGGTCTATTCCAGCATGGAGATGTAGCAATACCATGCGTACCATGTACGTTTATAGTATTTGATCCACGTATCACTCACCATGCGTCTAAAATAATGTCCGATAAAAAGAGATTGGGTATTGACTTTACTGTAAAAAGGGTGTAGTATACTTATATGAATTTTTATACAAATGTAATGCAATGGGGAAACAGTCTATTGGTGCGTGAGGTCAAGAATGGTCAACGCATGAATTCAAAGGTGAAGTATTCGCCTACTCTGTTTTCCCCTGTACAACAAGAGACAGGATACAAGACGCTTGATGGCAGTCATGTACTACCTACACAATTTCATAACATTAAGGCTGCAAAGGAATGGATTGAGTCTCACAAGAGTCAACCAGAATTGGTCTTTGGTAACACGCAATATCCATATACCTACATTTCAGACACCTACAAAGGTGTGGTTAACTGGGACATCGATCAAATACTGATTGTAACAATTGATATAGAATGCCGTAGCGAAAACGGATTTCCTGACCCAAAATTGGCAGAACAAGAAATGTTATCGATCACAATCAAGAATCACCAGAACAAAAAGATCGTGGTGTGGGGTATTGGTAAATTTGAGACAGATCGTGAAGACGTTACCTATGTTGAGTGTGAGAGTGAAGTACATCTGTTTAAAGAGTTTCTTGCCTTTTGGGAGAGAAACTGCCCAGACATCGTGGTCGGCTGGAATTCAGACCTGTTCGATTTGCCGTACATTGCCAACCGTATCCTCCAACTGTTTGGTGAGGATGAACTGAAACGTCTATCTCCTTGGGGAAGTGTTCAAGAGAGAGAAGTTTACAAGATGGGACGCAATCATCAGACGTATAACATACAGGGTGTTGCTTCATTAGACTATATGGATTTATATAAAAAGTTCACATATTCTGCACAGGAATCCTATCGACTAGACCACATTGCAAAGGTAGAACTGGGCGAGAGTAAGGACGGTAATCCATTCGACACATTTAGTGAGTGGTATCAAAAAGATTTCCAATCATTTATCGAATACAATATACAGGACGTTGAGATTGTTGATCAACTTGAAGACAAGATGAAACTGATCGAGCTCTGTCTTACGATGGCATATGATGGTAAGGTCAATTATACTGATGTTCTAGGAACAGTTAAGTATTGGGATATTGTGATTTACAATCACCTAAGAGAGAAGAATATAGTTATACCCCAGAAGACAAATCATGAGAAGGCAGATCAGTTCGAGGGTGCATATGTGAAAGACCCACAGGTAGGTATGCACAACTGGATTATGTCTCTAGACCTCAATTCACTTTACCCCCACCTCATAATTCAATATAACATATCACCAGAGACACTAGTACCTAATTGTAAAAAGGTAGATGGTTTGGTTGATAAGATACTAGAGGGTAAAGCAAAGAACACAACACCTTACTGTATGACACCAAACGGTGCCTTCTTTCGTAAGGACAAGCGAGGGTTTCTGCCTGAGCTGATGGAGAACATGTACAATGACAGAGTTAAATATAAAAAACTTATGTTACAGGCTGAACAAGAATATGAAAACACGAAGGACAAGTCTCTTCTCAAGGATATCTCAAGATACAACAACATCCAGATGGCGAAGAAGATATCTCTTAACTCGGCGTATGGTGCTATTGGGAATAATTGGTTTAGGTATTTCGATCTTTTGGTCGCTACAGCAATTACATCTAGCGGTCAACTATCTATACGGTGGATTGAAAAGGCCCTTAATGTATATCTTAACAAACTACTCAATACCACAAAAGTTGACTACGTTATTGCGAGTGATACAGATTCGGTGTACATCACTTTTGATGAGTTGGTTAATAAGGTGTTTAAGGAAGGAACTGATACTAAAAAGATCGTCAATTTCTTGGATACAATTGCAAAAGAGAAGTTGGAACCTTTTATCAATAACAGTTACGAAGTACTTGCTAAGGAAATGAACGCATATGATCAGAAGATGGTCATGTCACGTGAGGTGATCGCTGATAAAGGAATCTGGACAGCAAAAAAGCGTTACATCCTCAATGTCTGGGATAGTGAAGGTGTAAGGTACAAAGAACCAAAGTTGAAGATCATGGGTATTGAGGCGGTCAAATCAAGTACACCAGCACCATGTAGAGACAAGATTAAGGAAGCACTCAAGATAATTATCAACGGTGATGAGAAACAGTTAAACAATTTCATACAGGAATTTCGTGAGGAGTTCATGACGTTATCACCAGAAGAGATTTCTTTTCCACGTAGTTGTAATGGTATAAAGAAGTTCTCTGGAGAGTCTAGCTTATTTCGTAAGGGAGCTCCTATGCATGTCAAGGGAGCCATACTTTATAATCATTTGATTAAGAAGAATAAACTATCTGGTCGTTATCCCTATATTCAAAATGGAGACAAAGTGCGATTCGTGAACATGAAGCAACCCAACATCTATCAGTCATCTTCATTTTCTTTTATAACTTCTTTTCCAAAGGAACTTGATATTATGGACATAGTAGACTTTGATACACAATTTACAAAATCCTTCGTTGAACCGATACGGTTTATCACAGAGAAAATTGATTGGTTGATTGACGATAGTTATGGAACACAAGGAACATTAGAGGACTTTTTTACATGATATTAAATAGAGAAGATGCGTTATATGCAGCGAATGTGTTTGTGGATTACTTTTCCAGTTTCGGTAGGATTGATGACTATCTTCGCAAGGTTAAACTTGATAGGATGTCTAATTATCCAACATCTTTGCCAGGCATGGGCCCTCAAGATGATTTTTTCAATGATCATACCATGCATCCAAAAGATATGGAGTTTGAATGCCGTGAAGTATCTAGTGAAATATTTGTGAACTATCTAGAGATTGTAACCTCTCACGCAGTTGAATCTTCTATTCCCGGCAAATCTATCAAATGGTTGGTGTATGAAAAGAATACTAATAAGATTGTTGGTTTTATTCGTCTTGGTTCACCTACTATTAATTCTAAACCTCGCAATATGTTTCTAGGTAAACCGCTAGATACAATGAATAAAGAAGTTATGAAGCGTTTTAACGACTCTACAATTATGGGTTTTACACTGGTGGCCGTGCAACCATTTGGATTTAATTGTCTTGGTGGTAAATTACTAGCTGCAATTGCTTGTTCACATATGGCAAAAGATGCTTTGGATAAGAAGTATGGTGGGCCGTACGCAATGTTTGAGACCACGAGCTTATATGGAACAACTAAAAGTGTATCACAGTATGACGGTATGAAACCATTTCTACGTCACAAGGGAGAAACTGTATCTGATTTCGCACCACTAATTAATGATGCAAAATATCGAAAATTGAAATCTTGGTTTGAGGATAAGATAGGTGAACCACTCGTTGGTGCAGAAGTTTCAAGCAGGAAGTTGAAAGCTCAGACCAAAATGGTATCCATAATCAAGGCATCACTCAAGGGTGTAGATGATGATGCTTATAATAAGTTTTGTCAAACATTTCTTGATGCAAAAAAACTAACTGAACAGAAGCGTTCTTATCTTGGAGATTTTGGATATTCAAACGTAAAAGAATATTTGAATATGGAAACTGATGAACTACAAAGGAAAGATAATTGGGATCGTTATAGCTTTCAAGGAGTTTGTGATTGGTGGTCTAACAAAGCATCCAAGAGATATGAATCACTTATTGCTGATGGACGGACTCGTACTGTCTCTGAAACGTGGAATACAAATGCTGAAGATATTGACATAATAAGATAAAAATTAAAGAAAGTACTTGACAGATCCTATTCTATGTGGTATATTAAGATATAATAAGCGGAGTTCGTATAAAAGTATTACACTTGGTTTCCAACCAAGAAAAGATTGGGCAGTACAATCACTCCGCTCCAAAATAATTTGATAAAAAAGTCAAAAAGTACTTGACAATATCATATAATTATGGTACTATTATAATACTGAGACATGACTCATTGTGAGTAGTCTCATTTAACTAGTGCATGACTCAATAATGAGTAGCACAAATTAGAAAGAAAAAACATAATATGAGTAAACTAGTAGAAAATAGTGAGACAGAAATCCGTCAACTTAAATTACAGATTCAAGAATTGATCCAGTGTAATGAGAAGCGGTTTAAAGAGTCCTTGGGAAAAGCTGACCCAAGCTTGGGAAAAGGTATGTTCTCATCCATTTCGTTAAAAGGAATGATAGGCAAATTTCAGGCTGGGGAAGATTTTACCCCCGATGAGAGAATGTCATTTACAGTCGGAGAATATTGGAAACAGAAGACAGTCATTGAATTGTCGCCAAAACAATATCAGAGATATTTTCGTGCTGATATTGATTGGCAAGAACAGTTTATGAAATCATTTTTTGTTTCAGATATTATAATTCCAGAAATCGCACTTCGATTTGGAACGGGTATTCCAGTAGGTTTGGTCGAAACTATGGATGGTTGCCAACGCATGTCAACCCTTATAACTTTCCGTGAGAACGAGGTATGCCTACCTAATGATGATGAACTTGAGTTTGTAAAAGTTAAAGGTGCAGACTATACCTTTGACCTTCGTGGAAAAACTTATACAGAATTGCCATCAGTAGTAAAAGATTCTTTCGATAATTATAAGCTCACATCTATGGTATACTACAATCTTACTGCCGAAAGAGCTGGTATTATTTTTGTTGAGGTTTTGAACAATCAGAATAAGTTGGAAGCACAAGAGAAACGTCAAGCAATTTCTTCTGCTATGTCACGGTGGGTTCAAGAAACCGCTCGATTTAATCCAATAGAGGTACACGATACAAAAACGGTTAACGGCAAAACTAAACAGTGTAAATCAGTATTTCAAGTTATAGATGGAAAACCATCTACTCTCAAGTGGTTGTCAAAAGCAGAACATACAAAACTTGGTGCCGATCAGTGTCTTGCAGAAATTATTTATATGATTTCGAGTGATACATGGAAATCTCAAGGCGTGACAGGTGCGATGGTAACTAAATTCTACAAAATTCAAGCTGAAAAATTTCAAGATGAGTTTAATTCAAA